AAATCCTAAGGATACAGTAAGTATCAAGTATGCTACGGTGAAAGATGCAAAAGAAACTATTGCAAAAGTTAAAAGAATTAACAAACCCTATGCGAGGAAGATCCAAATCCTCACCGTTCTTGAACAACGAGCTAGGTTTGCAGGAAAAATTGAACAATCTAGGCTTGCCAAGAAAGCGAAAGAAACATTAAAGAAACAACGTGGTAGCAAAACTAGCAACAATAAGAGCAAAAGTAAAGCAAGGTAAGAAATTAGGTTTTAGTGAAAGAGCTAGAGCCGTAAATAAGGGTATACTACCTAGTAAAGCAAAGAAAAATGCCACTAAAAAAAGGTAAATCTAACAAAACTGTTAGCTATAATATAAAAAAACTAAAAAAAGAGGGCAAGCCACAGAAACAAGCTGTAGCTATAGCCTTAAATGTAGCAGGAAAGGCAAAAAATGGCACTAGCAAAAAGTCAAAGAAGTCTTAAATCATGGACAAAGCAAAAATGGAGAACAAAAAGTGGTAAGCCCAGTAAACAAACTGGAGAGAGGTATCTTCCAACAGCTGCAATCAAGGCTCTATCACCCCAAGAGTACGCAGCAACAACTAAAGCTAAAAGAAAAGGCACAAAGGCAGGAAAACAATTCGTTAAACAACCTAAAAGCATCGCTAAAAAAACGAGAAGTTATAGAAAAGTTACATAATGTGGGATATTTTGAATAATGGCTACTGTAGATACAGCTAAATATTTTACAGTTGCAAAAGATCTTTCAGCAACATCAGGTGGAGCAAGTGGCGATGTAATATATACTTGTCCTGCTAATTTTATTTCACTTATAAAGTTTTTGCATGTATCTAGTGGTGCTAGTGGTGCAAAGAAATACAGTCTTCAGTGGTATGAAGCTGCAACAACTACTTATCATTTTATCATAGATGAACACAGTGTGGGAGCTAATGGTATTGAAGAAGTTGTAGAAGGTGGTGCATACCTTGCATTAGCTGCAGGTGACAAAATTGTAGGGTTTGAAGAGTCAAGCTCAGATTTTCATGTAATTGTGTCTGGCGAAGAGCATTTTCAGACTGCATAATATAGGATAAAAAATGATAGTAAAAGCATGGTTTATAATAGCAGTAATGTCTGGTGTATATACAGACGGAACAAAAGATATATTTATATTTCAGAATCCACCAGATCACGGACATTTTCACAACGTGGCTACGTGTCAAAAGTTTATAGGAGATCATCCTTTTAAACTCGCTAAAGCATTAATTAGAGAATATGGCAACAGACCACCTGAACAGATTATGTGCGTACCTGAAGAAACAGTAAGATTGTTTATGAAAGAGGGTGGCAAACGAGGAGAAAAGACCTAGTGTTATACGAGCCTACATGTGAAGTTTGTGGGCATCACATAGAAGATGATAAATGTGAGTATTGTCGTAACACAGGTAGTAATGGTGATTGGATAGATAAAGTAATAGAGCAAGCTAAAGATCCTAGGCATGACCAATCAGCCTTTAAAGACAAGAAGAAAAAGCATGACTCCAGAGACACTTGACAGATGGCGAATACTACCAAGACTTATGATGCTAGTGATGACAGGAGTTTACATTCG